CTTTAATAGATGGATCTTTTCCAAATTCATCTATCATATCTTTGCCTACCATTTCAATAAGAGCTTGAATAGTAGTAAGTCTACCTTTGATATCATCTATTTTGCTTAAATCTTTCACTTTTATATTTGCCTCTAATTTTTGTCTTATATCATAGCCTTTTAGCCAATTTTTTACATTTATCCCTTTTTTTTCAAATTCAGAATAACTTTCCCAATCGCGTATTTCTTCTATATTTCTACCACATCCTTGGCAAATTTCGTCAAAGGGAGCCATAGACGTTGTACAACGTCCTGTACAGGGAGAGTTTGCTAGAGACAAACTCGAATGTAAACCAGTATTCATATAATATATTTATTTGGTTTACCTTGATTCTACAATAAGAATCAATTTAAAGGTAGCTTTTTGTAACTTTTATTTTTTTACTTAAAAAAGAAAGGGAGCCGAAGCTCCCTTTCAGTAGGTTAAACAACCCACCCCGAAAAATCGGTATTAAGCACCTTGAGATGCAAATACACATCTCCAGTTTGACCACCCGAAGGAGTATCTTTCTCTAGCTTTGTAACGCATGTTACCAGTATCGAAATCACCTTCTAATGCAGTTTGCATTGGGCTTCTTTGGAAGTGCTTGAATCCATCTGGACAGTCGGTTTTGACAAACCAAGCATCGCTATCTGTCAAATAATGGTTTACAACGTAGCCTTGTGGCAACATTCCCATATTTTTCATAGCGTTGATGTCATTGTCAGCTGTGCCAACTCTTCCTGGAGTCATTAACAATCTATCAGCAATAAATTGTAATTGTGGTGGAACAATCAACTTGCTACCTTGTAGAGCAATCGCTAGATTTCTGTCATCAGTTAAAGTTGAGATAGAAATAAGAGCGTCTTCTAATGAAGTCTCATTAAGGTCGGTGTAAGTTGAAGGTCTGTTGCTTGATGTTCCGCCGCCACCGAGTGGGTGAGCATTAGAAACAAGAGCAACACCATCACCACCAGTATAACTGCTGCTGAAAGCGTTATTTAATACTGAAGCAGCTTTAATTTGCTTAGTATTTGCCATAGATCTAGCTAGAGCTTTTGTATATCTAGCACCAAGTCTATCGTAAAGATTATCTTCAATTGCTTCTTCTGTTAGAGCAAAAGCAAGAGCTACAGTTTCGTGGCTGTAACGTGAAGTATAGCCTTCGGTGGCGTTATCAAATGAAACACCAGCTCCTTCAGCTTTTACTTGAGCGTTACCAAATCCAACGATCAATACCTCTTCTTCAAAAGCTCTGTCTGAAGATTCAGTTTCAAAGATTTCTTCGTGTTCTGAGTCGTACCTAGCGTACTCCATGCCAAACAAGGCATTCAAACCAGGCTCGAGCTCTTTTGCTAATTGTGAACGATTAATTGCCATGATTAGACTCCTACTGTTTGAGCATAGAAGTGCTCGTTAATTTTGACAATCATGTTGACATTTGCAGACTGAGATCCAGTACCTAAAGTATTGTTGTCAGGATCACCTGAGAAACCAACAATTCTTAATTGTGCTGAAGTCGCTGCAGTTGTTCCAGAAATCTCTACAGCAGAGATTCCAGTCTTGGTTGAGCCAGAAGTGTAAACGATGTCAGCGTTGTTACCTACTACGGTTTGAACAACTGAACCAGTCGCTGCACTTTGAACTTCAAACAAGGCATTCGGATCGTCAACTACGAAAGCCACCGCATCTGATGTCACAGTACCACTTGGCCAGTAAGCTGAAAAAATCACCTCACCGTTTGAGTTGGTATATTGACATCCCCTAAAAACGCCTAGAGCTTGATCGCCAGCAGCAGCTACTAAAATAGTACCTGTATTAGCCATCTTAACTAGGTCGCCTGAAAAGATATTTCCGGACGCGCCAGAAGCAATTTTGTATTCGGTAGTTCCTGCAGAATTATAACCCGAACCTAATTCGCCAACTGGTTTTAGACCGAAAGGTGCATCTTTGTTAGCCATAATATTACCTTTTATCTAAAAAGTTTCTAAAAGTGAAAAGATTAATTTCTCTTTCCACCACCAAAAGTAACGCTTGAGCTTCTCTGAGGTTTTAATATCGGAGAAGATGGATCAGATTCCTTCATCAAATCATTATCAATTGCATCCTGTTGGGATTGCGCACGACCTGAAAAGTAGGCGTTCCTTTCGTCACGTGTTTCATTGGGAATCTTAGCCAAAAGCAAACCACCCACGGCTACAACACCAGCGTGCCTTCCATCGTCCATCGTTGGAAGTTCAAAGTCTCCTATCTCTTCTTTACGTACTAGCTCAAAGCCTTCACGTAATCTTGACATAACATTCTTTTTATCTTCCTGACCGACAATCTCGGCTCTTATCCACCTGTAGGTATATCCTTCAGGTGCTGGTGGTGTCTCCAACATAGATGGGGGACGCCAAGGTTTGCGAGCGCTTGTACTAGCTCGAGTATCTGCAGAACGTGGTGTTCTGTTATCTGTTTTTATTTTATCTGTCATAGTCCTTACCTTTTAATATATTTAGCATATTCTTGAACTGGAACATTCAAACGACGTGCCATTTCAACTTCGCTTTTGGTAAGTCTAACTTGTCGTTTGCGTCCAGAGCCATCAGATCTAACAGCTGGAGCAACGGTTTGTTGCATCCTGCTTTTGGTCTTTTCCCCACTAAACTTATGAGGAAATTCAGCTCTGATACGTTTATCTATCTCATCATAATACATTGAATCGCTAGGATCAAATCCTTCTTCTTCAATTAATTTACGATGAATGTTAAAAGCAGCTAAAGTCATAGTTTCGTCTTCACCAAACCAAGCATTTTTTTCTGCCCAGTCTTGAGCAGCAGGGTCTGGCTCAGGCGCTGCTTGCGGCTGCTGAAATTGTTGAAACTGTTGAGGATTGTAATTTTGGTAAATAGGTTCAGGCTGTTCAGACTTCATTCTATTATTTACCAATTTACTTTCTTCAACAGTAATCTTATCTAAAATTTCTTGGGCTTTCGTTACCTTATCCCAATCTTGATCTTGATAAGCTTGTTTTAAAACTGCATTTGCTTGAGCTCTTTGAGATTTAAGCCTACTTTCAGCTTCACCAAAATAACTTTTATTTAGCTGAGATGTACTACTTTTCAGTCTATCATTTTCAACTTGTAAGTTTTTGGCATATTCGTATGCTGATTGCGCAGCTCTTTCTTGCTCTCGCATTTTTTTAGTAAGCGTAGCAATACGCTTTTGAACGCTTTTAGAGTAATCCTCTAATTCGTCTTCTTTACTAGCTTTCTGCCCTTCTTCGGCAGAAACATCTTCGACTGCTTCATTAGCATCAGAATCATCAGATTCTGTAACATCTAATTCAACAAGTTCGCCTTCGTCTTCTAGTCTTTCTTCTATTTGATTTGTTGCTTCTTCTTGCATGATTTCCTCACGTTATAGCGTAACGATATCGTCCGGATCTGCGATCGTCGCGATTACTTCGTCGTCGTTTATTATTCGGCATTCAGCATCATCGCCTAATTTAAAGCGAGCTCCTGCATACCGTCCTATTAGCACCCAGCTTCTTTCTTGACACCAGGGTGTGTCTCCAAATTTATCTTTGTCTTTATAACAAAGCGGTCCCATCTTGACCACATACGCAACAACAGAAGCTAAAGCCTCTCTGTCAACAGTATCTTTTACAAGCGTGATTCCACCTTTGGAGACTCCTCGACCGCGATACGGAAGTATCAACATACGCCAGCCGCTAGGACTTGGCATACGCTCGATCAAAGATTTAGACATCAGGGTTGGGTCTAATACTCTTTCGTCGGGACTAACAAAAGCAGAATCTACTTCTGATTTGCTTTCCTCAACTTTTTTTGCCTGATTAGCTTTTGCAGCTTCTAGTTCTACTTCAGCAGCAATATGGTCAGGTACCAGTACTCTCTTCTCCGTCATCTTCTACTATCCTTTTTAGCAATTCTCTTAACTCTGCTTCTACGTCGTCGAGAGAATTGTAGCGACCACGTAAAAATTGATAATCCTCAAAAGACTTAACCCCATTTAATAACTGGGCGTTAATATCTTCTTTCTTCTCCTTTAGCCGTTTCTTTAAATTGTCGGCCAACCAAATTGTTGACATTTATTCTTAGTATATACCTGAGAATTTTCCGCCAAATTCTGCTTCGCCCATACCTCTTGCTTTACCTTTGCCCATACCTGGCTTAGATGAAGCGTCAGCGTTGACGTTTTTCATATCGTTAAAAGCAACGCTACCCTTATTTGAGTAAGGTTGTTTTTTTAATATTTTAGGAGTTTCTAAATTTTTTATTTCAGTTCTTTTAATCATTTGTTACCTAAATTGACTTAATCCTAAGTCTATTAATTTTAATTCCTTTTGTTGATCAAGTCTATCTTGAGCAGTATCGTCCTTCATTCTAGCAATATTGCGTTGAACGTCAATTCTTTCTCTATCAATCTGATCTTGTCTCATCTTTTCTTCCATTCTTAATCTTTCTTTTATTTCAAATTGATCTCTGTCTTGTTGCAATTCTTGACCTTTGAGCGCAAGTTCTTGTTTTCTAATTTCAACCAGCGGATCTTCTTGAGGAGGTGTTGCAACTTGTTGAGCAAATTGAGTCATTAATTCAGTCATTATTGGAGAGCTGAATTGAGCCAATAAATCGTTTGCTTGCTGCAATAAAGGAGCTGCCTCAACCGGAGACATTTGCTGAGCTTGTTGTTGTAATTGTTGATACTGTTGTAAAGCTTCTGGAGGCATTTGTTGTTGCGCAATTAAATCAGCTTTCATTTGTAAATGCTGCATGATATGTGCATGTATATTAGCTTGCACTTGCGCATTCATTTGTACCGGAGGCATGTTAAGTAAATTAACGTGCGTTGCGATATGGGCATCATGGTTTTGTTGTATAAATGCTTGAGCTGGTCCACCTGATAATAAACCTGAATTTTCAAAACCAGCTTCTATAGGTTTTGGTTCTGTATCGGGTGGTGGAATTAATAGCGCATCTATATTGTCTACACCTAAAGCTGCATACATTCTTCGGTATGCTTCGTACACGCCATTAGGACCATGTACTTGAGGATTAGACTGAACTAACTGCATCATCTCTTGAGCCATTACTATTCTTTGGCTCGTTGAGAAAATATCAGGATTAGAAACTGGAAATACATCTACTCTGTCGTCAAAGTCAGCTTGTTTAATTTCCATCTGGCCGCCTGATACCGCATATGGATAAACTGGAGGAAGACTATCGGCAAATATTCTTGCTAATAAATTAAATTCTTTTTTTTGAGCAGAATGAAGGCGTTTATGAATAGCAGACAATACCTTGGTAGATCTTTCTAGTAAAGCTAAAGTTGTTCCTACAGGAGCTTGCGAATTTCCTTCGCCAACATTTATTTCAGCAATAGATGCAAATCTTTGTCCGTTTTGAACCAATATCCCTAATAGTTGTAATAAAGTTCCACTTGGTTCTTTGAATGGTAAAGGTTGAATAGCATCTCTTAAAGAACCTGCTGGAGCATCTACATCTCTAAATTCACCTGGCTGAATTGGAGAATCTTCATCTCTAATTCTAATACCTCTAGTTTTAAAACCAGCCGGTAAATTAGATAAAGTACCAGCATCAATTAATTGTCTGATAATTGAAGTTGAGGCTTTAGACAAACCTCCAATCATATGAGTTAAACCAAATCCATAAAAACCTAGTCCAGGCAAAAATTTAAAATGAACAAAGTATTCGATCTTTTCTTTCATTGGATCGTCTTCGACAAAGTTTCTTCTAATAGCTAAAACATTTTCGCTGTTAGCATCTATCGTTACGATATAAGGCAATTTAACTTCGGTAAATTCACCATTTTCATCTTTGTCTTCAAAACCTTCTAAATCTAAATTGCAATGAACCTCGTATAAGTTACATACTTCACCAGTATCGTAAGATGGTCTCATTCCTTCTAAATCTTCTATTTCAGTTTTTAAACCTGAATCTTGGTTTGGCATATCAACGCCACTTACTTTAACGTTACGATAAAAACCAATTGCTTGTAATTTTTTAACATCATTCTCAGGCATCTTAATTAGATGCGTGATTCTAGGGCAAGATTCTAAATCGGTTGTATAGTAAGGAACAATTAAATCTTCAGGTGGAACAAACTTAGAAACAGCTCGTTGCATATTTTCGTCGTAATACACTTTCTTAAATGCAGATCCTGCCAACGGTAAATAGAAAAGCATTTGATCTAATTCTTCGTCGTATTCTTCCATTACATGAACTATTTGATAGTTCATAAATTCTTTAACGCGTTGAGCTTGTTCTTCTACTTGCGAATTATATTCACCAATAACTTGAGTTTTAACTGGTCCTTGAGGAGGCAATAATTCTTTGTAAGCTTGCGCTTGAAACTGAGTAACGGATTCTGCAAGCAAAGGATGGATAACTCCGCTTGCTCCTTGAAATGGCTCTGATCTTTCATCGTCAAACTTCATACCTAAATATTTCAATCCATCGGTATAAGTTTTTTCCCAATCTTCGCGAGCAGACTTATCGTTTTCGATCGCGGCCGTTAACTCTACATAAATTTTGTCTAATTCTTCTTCCGAAACAACCTCTGCTAAGTTTTCCCCAAAACCTAGCGAAGGCATGTCCACTTCTGGTTCACCTAAAATAACGGAACCGTCTTCTTGATATTGAATACCTTCTTCTCCCAATCCTTCTAAAATATCAATAATTTGATCGTCAATATCTTCAACTGATTGAGAGGTTGTTAAATCTTGATTCAACTCTAGATTTTGAGCTGGATCTGGTACTTGTCTTTCTATTGCCATTAGTAATAAACCCTTCTTCTTGGTTCTCTTTCCTCGTCTTCGTAGTCGCTGTCTAGATAAACAAAGCCGCCTTCACGGAATCGCATCAGCGCTTGAGTCATAGTATCACATAAATCGTCGTTAGCTCCAAATGGAAATGCAGCGCATTCTTCAATCATATCTTCTGCAAACATCATTTTGGGTGCCCAAACCATACCAGATTCAAAAATAGGTGCGACCGAGTGCATACGAGTTGTTTTATCGTGACCACGCGTGGGTGAGTAGTTTACAACAGGAATACCCATTCGTCTTAGTTCTTGCGTCAAAGGAGTTCCTGAAGCTTTTGCCTCAATCAATACCATATCAGTATCCCAATAACGATATTCACGCATCGCTATTTCTTTTAATTCTGGAAAGTCCCATCTACCTTTTTGACAATCTAATAAAATAATAGATTCTGGAGCATCTTCAGATGGTTTAAAAACTCCCCAAGTAGATATTGCCGAATAGTCAGCTGTTTCTCTTTTAGAAAATGCAGTATCGTAACTTTGCATAATATAACTAACTTTTGGTAACGTATCATGTTCCCATCTTTGCCACCAATCTCGTTTGATAATTGAGCCTTCTTCAGCAGTTGGTTGTTGCATCCATTGCGCATTCCATTTCATTCCAGGCAAAGATGCTTTAACTTTTAACAATTCATCTTTTGACCAAAATTCGGGCCAGAGAGGATCATCGGATTTAGGCAATATAGCTGGAAACTCTATTACTTCCCATTGATCAGCCAACGGTTCTTTTTGCGCTTCTAAAAGTTTGGCTGTTAAATCAATAGCTGACCAACGCGTCATCACTATTACGATAGATCCTTTTGGTTGTAAACGCTGACGAGGACCAGAAGTGTACCAATCCCAAGCACTTTCTAACGCTGTTGGCGAAAGCGCATCTTGTTCAGAATGTGGATCGTCAATTATCAATAAATCCGCACCCCGTCCAGTAACCGCTCCTCCTACACCAGCCGCAAAATATTCTCCCCCTTTATTCGTCTCCCAACGACCAGCAGATTTGTTATCGGCTTGCAACTCTACTTCTGGAAATACTTGTTTGTATTCTTTTTGCGCCATCAAGTTCCTAACTTTCCTACCAAACCTAACCGCAAGTTCACCGGTATGCGTCGTCTGCATTATTTTCATTTTAGGATTGAGACCCATTATCCAAGATGGAAAATAGGTCGAAGCAAATTCGGATTTGGTATGACGAGGCGGCATGTTAACGATCAAGCGTTTGCACTTACCCGTTGCTACGTCCTCTAGTTTCTGCGCAAATATTTTATGGTGACGGCCGCAAATAAATTCTGGCCACATTTGATTAATATATTTTAAAAAGGATTTTTGGCATTCGTCTTGAACGCTATAGCCTTCTTGTTTTTCTAGCAAAAGCAGAGCTTCTTTGAGCTCTGATTCTGTCAAATGTGACAGGTCCATACTTTAAATATCGCGATAATTATCGTAAAGAGGCTTATCTACTGAGCCTCCACTTTTTTTATTTAATCTCTCTAGTTCTTCTAAAATAGCATCCAATTGTTCTTTGCTTGGATTGGTTAAAGTTTTTTGTTTATACGTAACTTTGTTGCCAAATTTTGATTGAGGTATGAATAGTTTTATTTTTTCTGTACCTTTATCAAAATCAATTACTTCTTCAAAATAAGGTCTTGGTCTAAATTCGTCAAGTTTTTCAAAAGTACCAAATCTTTCTGCAATATCTTTATCTCTTAGCAAAGCTCTTGCTAGAGTATTATCTCCAGATCTAAAATCTTTTGGTAATTTATTTATATCAAGCAAGTCTTTATAAAAATCTATTTTATCGCTATCTAAAATTTCATACTTACCTTTTAAAGGAATGTTGTCATCTGCATATAAAGCAAGTCTTTCTTTAAATGGAATTGTTTGAATATAATCTAATATTTCTTCTCTAGTTACATTTTCAAAATCAGCTGACGTTGGTTTTGCTAAATTTCTTTTACCAAGATTAAAATCTTCAATTGCTTTTGCGATATCTTCTTGACTTGCAAGTTGCTTGCCTTTTCCGGATGCTTCTAAATAAAGTCTTTCAGCTTCGGCTGGATTTTTTATTTTTAAAGTCTTTCTAATCTGTTCAGCTTCAGCAATATCGCCTTTAGCTCCAGATCTGAATAAAGAAGCTATACGCTGATGTTTTAAAAGTTCTTGACCAAGTTCTTTTAATCCAAGTTGTAAGCCTTTACCAGTAGGACCACCCATCGCAATAAATGGATCGCCTCTCAGCGTTTCATCTGCTCTAGAGAAAAAATCAGATAAGTTTTTTAATACCGGATCAGTTATAGGTTTTTTTTGAAGCTCTAGTTCTTCTAAGCCTGTTATCGGTTCAATACGATATCTTTCTAGATCAGCCATCTTAGCCGAGAGCAGCTAACTCAGAATCGATACTTGGTCCTTGCAACATTTCGATAACTGCTTGGAATACTGCAGCGATATCTTCGTCGTCTAGTCCCATTTGCTTGAGCATACCAATAACTTGTTCTTCGGTTGCTCCTTGTTGAATCATTTGAACGACTTGCTGAACGATTTGATCTAGAGGTGCAGCTTCTTGGCTAACGCTTTGAATAGACATCAAGCTTTCTTGGAT